AATGCTGGCATGACGGATGCGTTCGTTAACCCGCAAAACTTCCCTGTGCTGCCAACTGATCCACATATCGAACACGCAGTTGGTCACTTGCAGGATATGATGATGCAGTTGCAGATGAACCTGCAATCTGTGCAGCAAGGTCAACCAGAGCTTGCAGAGCTTTCCAAGGCAGTTCGCTCAGTCAAATTCAAAGGTGGTCACATCATGGCGCACGTTGAGTATATCAGTAAAGACCAATCTAAGCAGGACTTTTTGAAACAATTCATGCAGGGAATGAATGAAGCACAAGCAATGGCCGACGAACTTCAACAAGTTTACGTCCAAATGGCTGAAGCTGAAGCTCAGAAATCCGGTCAACCTAACTCCGAGGAAGACATCAAATTGCAATACCTTGCTGCTAAATCTGGTATCGAAATCGACACCAAGAAGAAACTTGCTGACATCTCGGTTGGCAAGGCTTCTATCAGTCATGCTCAACGCACTGAGCAACGCAAAGAACAAGGCATTACTCAGCTCGCACTTCAGAAGGCTAAAGCTCGCGCCGAAATTCAGAAGGAGAAATCCAAGCAAGCAGCAATGCAAGGCAAAGCTCCAGAGATGGAAGAGCCAAAGATGGAAGAAGAACCAGAAGAAATGGAGACTGAAACCGAAAAGGTTGAGACTCCAGAAGAAACTGAAGAAGTTGAGATGGAAAATAATATCACACCAATGCAATGACAACCGAAAAAGTAAAATCCCTATGCGCGGCAATAACCTCACACGAAGACTGGAACAAACTACAGGCGTATCTGCTGCTTAACGTAAACCCACCAGAAGGAGTAACCACGCTTATCCATGCAATCAAAACTATTGATGCTATTGGAACGGAAGAGCAAGGAGCATTCAAAAAAACAAAAGCTACTGCAAAACATAAAGAGCCTGCGGATAGCACGATTGATCCAGACCTCGACGAAATCTAATTTATGGCAGACACAAACGACACAGCAGACGTAATTGCGGAACTGAAATCCAAACCTCAAGTCCCGATTAAAGGTAACACATCTGACTTCCTCAAGAAGTTCAGCAAACAACAATCCGACGAAGGCAAGCCAAGTGCTACCAATGTTGGCGACCCTAACCTTGGAATAGCAAAATACAATGAAGAAGAACCACCAGAAGAAGTGGCGGGAGTTACCGAAGCTGAAATCACATCTGACCGAACAGGAAAAAAGAAAGGTTTCGTTGAGCGACAAATCGAAGAGAACCGCAAGCTCAAAGAAGAACTTGAGAAATACAAGAAAGATGAAATCCCCAAGTTTGAAACCAAAATCCAAGAACTTGAGCGAATGGTCTCCGAGTCAAAATCGACGGCAGAAACCAACCACTACCAAGAACAACTCAACAAAGCCAACCAAGAAAAGTTGGAAGTTGAGCAACAACTATCAGAACAGATCAAGGAACTCCGGGGTAAACTGGACTTCCATGACATTACAAGTAATCCAGACTTCAAAAAGACTTACCTCGATCCTATCAAAAGCACCTACGATACTGCGCGACAATTGTTATCGAATGATCCAGAACTTCTTAAAACATTCTCCCGCGCTGTCAATGCAAACGCCTCCAGCTTCAATGCGACTTCCGAAGAGGAGCGTCGAGCGGCTGAATTCGACCGCGAACAAGCATTCGATGAAATCGCAAACTCGCTCTCGCAATTCAAGCAGTATCAATTCGCAGAGCAAGCCAACAAATTCGTCAAAGCAACTCAAGACCACCATTCAGCTCTTGTCAACTTTGAAGAAACCAAGCAGAACATCCTTCAAACCGCTAAACAAAAAGAACAAGAAGGCAGGAACAAGTATCTGAACCAGTGGCGTGAAGGCTACAAGAATACTCAGCAAGAGATTGATCGGGCGACTGAAATCCCAGATACGATTGCTGACTACATGAAGGAGAAGGGAATCAAGTATGACATCTCCCGCGACGAGGCTATTGCTTTGGCGGCTACCCAGCAGACCAATGAGCAGGCATCAGTTGAAGACATGAACCGACTGATCCACCAAGGCCGCGCCTATCAGAAGATTCAAGCACAACTGAACAACTTCCGTAGCAAGCTGGATTTCAAACTCAGCAGCGGCGTTAGCCGATAATTGGATAACCTTCTGACTTTCCAGCCACATGACACGATTGCGAGTTCCGCGCACGAATCCTAACTTAGCGATAGTAAGAACGCACCTATCTCCACCGATTGTAAATGCGGTATCGAACCCTGCTACCTTGGTAAATCCTTCGGAATCCCATAGTGGTTCTTCGTTGGTATCAGCATTACGGATCAAGTCAGCGGTAAGTATGGTCTGAGCAAATCCAGTCTTCGGCCACCAACCAATAGCGTTACGAACATAGTCAATTGCATTTTCGTCTCCATAACACAATTTGAGCATCATCTCCTGCTTCTTACGATCCATGAGAAATGGAAACGGAGAGGGTTCATTAGCAGGCGCGGCGAAGTTTGGGCTACGCATACCATTGTAGAACAAGCAAACTCCGGTCTCAGTCTCCCACTTATCCATGTTTGGGTTTACTGAATCAAAGTTAGAACAACCTTTAGGCATAGCCCAACGAGTGTGAGGATTATCACCAGCAGATGGGTTTCCGATACCGATAAAGGTAACATCATCGTTTGCGCCCAAGTTGACTTTTGATGTAATCGCCCCCATTTCCATTTCTGGCAACTCATCAAGTGCAAGACGGATTCGATCATTCTTACGACCACGGGTGGTATCAACTGCTTTTTGACCTTCATTACCAGATGGGAAGGCGAGGGCTTTGATAGCATTATCGTATTCTTTTTCCTCATCGTTTGTTGCTCCACCCCAAACAATCATATGGCGGTAGTCGATTAGTTTACCTATCTGAACGCGAGCGCATTTATAGAGCTTGGAGATGATACCCCAAATACGATCTTCAGACGCGCCTAACGTAGTAGTAGCTACCCATGACGAAGTGCAGTGTGGGGCAGCGCACCAATCAAGATAAATCCAAAGACCCACTGGAAAACTTTTTCCCATTGAAGCGGCTCCAGCTAAACAAATATCAACATTACTGCAAAGTTCATCTAATGTTCTAATCAACTGAGTGTTGGTATATCCTCGGTTGTAAATAGAAACTTCAGTCGGCCATTGAAGTTTAACTGCATTAAGAAAATGTTCAGATGGAGAAAGTAGTTTAAAATCTGAAATATTTATATTTTGTCTAATACAATAAGTTCTACCATATTGTCCTCGGCTTATAGCGTAGCAGTATAACTCAATACCAAGGTCATCCATATTTTCTGGGAATTGAATTCCGTAACGACGAATACCTTTGTTTGAAGAAAAAACTCTTGACATATCAATAAGAAAATATATTTTCCGACGAAAGGCAAGATGAAACTGAAAAACAAGAACCTCGCTCCAGTCGGTGGATGGTATTGGAAGTATGAGATCAAGCGCGATAAACTCACGTTTCCAGCGATTGTTTACGGAAGCACATGGAGTAGTTTGATGCAAAACATCCAGAAAGACTATCGCTCAAACGGAGTTGAACTTCCTGCTAACATTGAGCAGTTGGTCGAAGATCAAACCTGCCAACGCCAACCAAGTGATCGTTGCTGGTATAGTGATGGACTTGGAGATAGGATTGCACAGGTTATTCACACAGTAGCCAAGACTACTGACAAAGTTTTAGGAACTAAACTTGAGCATAAAGCTCGCGGATGTTCTTCTTGCAATAAACGCAGGAATGCTCTTAACTCGTTATCGTAAACGATAAAAATTATGCTATCCATCGGAAACGACAACTTCTCACTTGCTGTCTTAGATCAAGACGGCAAACCACCAGAAACACGAATCTCCAACGCAAGTCACGCTTGGAACATAGCAAATCATCTTCGACTTGCTAACATCGGGCGCGAGAATAAACGCATCCGTATCTATAAAGCGTATAAAATGTTCCCCCCTACGGGTTACAGCAAACTCGCGGAGAAACGTTTGCCTTGGCAGTCTGACGTTAACTACGGACAACTTGGATTTATCGTTGATAACCAGAAGTCTAGTTACTACGATGTAATTACGGAACGGCAGGCTTGCTGCACAATCAAAAGTAAATTTGGCAATGAAAAAGAACGCCTCGTTAACTCAGAGAACATCGGAATCGCATTTGATCAAGCAATCCGCGAATGGCCCGGATACCTCTACAACACAGAACAAGACCTTGAAGAAATGTTGTTGTATGGAAAAGGAATCGGAATGTGGGATAGCCCACTCGGATGGATGCCAGAACACGTTTACCTCTCCGATCTTCTCTTTCCAGACGACATTAGGATCGACTTTTGCAACCTTGAGGAGTTTGTCCGCCGTGTCCGTCTGACACCATACGAACTCTACAAGAAGATTGAGAATCGTGCGGCGGCAGAAGCAATGGGATGGAATGTGGACGCAGCAATTGACGCTATCCGTTTCCATCGTGCATTTAGCAACAATCGCAAGACACGCGAAGACTTCTTCCGCACTATCAGCGAAGCAGGATTTAACTGGTCACTTTCCGTAAACCAAAAGATCGACCTCTACGAAATTTACTGGAGGGAGTTCGACGGCAAGATCAGCAAGGCGATTATTCTTCAAGACTATCAACCCATCTCGGACTATATCAACTCCAACATCAAAGGAGCAGGCAAGATTAGCGAAGATGATGTCAGAAGCCAACATGGGTTTATGATGCTCAAGATTGGACTCTTTAACTCATGGGATGAGATCATGTATATGTTGACTGACTCGGTTGGCAGCGGACTCTTCCAAGACATTAAGAGCCAAGCGGAATCAGCTTTCGTCGCCTGCCGCCAGTATGACTTCACCATGAACTCATTGGTTGATGCCGTGCGACTCAACTCCATGTTGATGATCGAAGGTCAAGGCCCAGACGCAACGAAGATGTTGAAGCAAATGGAATGGTTGCCAATCAGCGTAATGCCAGATGGTGCAAAGTTCATCCAGAACCGTTTCCAGCTTCCAGTAGCAGAAAGCATGAGCTTTATGCAGTTCTTCATGGGAGATATGTATCGCGGCATGGGGCAGTATCGCATCAATGCTCCTACCGCTGGAGGAAAGCAACGCACCAAAGGCGAAGCAGAATTGGATGCCGCTGAGTCTGCAAAACTATCTGGAACTCAGATTCGCCGATTCAACGAGTGCCAAACCCTCTACTTCAAACAACTCTACAAACGCTTCGTAAATGCTAAGTCAAGCGATGATGGATACGAATATGTTAAGAAGTTCTATGAAGTATTGGAAGAACTCGGAACTCCGAAAGAAGCCGCCGCTTGGAAGAACATCACAAGCATCCGTTCTAACCTCATCAATGGGGCAGGTAGTCCGTCATTCAAGCTCATCACGGCAGAGAAGCTATTGCAGATTACAGCAATTACTCCAGCCAACGAAGGGCAAGAGAACGCAGTTAAAGATGCAATCGCGGCACTCTCTGGCAGAGACAACGTAGCTCGCTACCGGAATACTAAACCAACTAAGATTACTGATACCGCTCGCGTAATCGGGTTTGAAAATGCTGGCATGACGGATGCGTTCGTTAACCCGCAAAACTTCCCTGTGCTGCCAACTGATCCACATATCGAACACGCAGTTGGTCACTTGCAGGATATGATGATGCAGTTGCAGATGAACCTGCAAT